TAGAGGCTGTGCAGTGGCACATGGATCAGATCGTAAAAGCCTGCAAGGGTCTTGGAACGATTCTGCATCGCACTGTTGGAAACCATGATATTCGATTCGACAAGCGTCTTGCTGGACTTGTGCCTGAATACCGGGACATTGGCGGCACACGATTGAGCGATCACATTCCTGAGTGGTCCGAGAGCTGGTCGCTCATGGTCAATGACGTTTGCATGATTAAACACAGGTTGCAACACTCAGGCATTCACAGTTCTTATAACAACGTCTTGAAAAGCGGTTTGTCAACATGCTCGGGTCATACGCATTTGCTGGAGATCAAAGGCTGGACAGATTACACTGGCAGACGCTGGGGTATATCGACTGGAATGCTTGCTGATCCACTATCCGAGGCATTTCACTATTTAGAAGACAACCCAGTGCCGTGGTGCTCAGGGTTCGCGGTTTTACATTTCGATGAAGATGGAAACCTGTTGCCGCCTGAGCTGTGCGAGGTTGTCGAAGGTCGCGCTTACTTTCGCGGTGCTGTTGTTTAAGTGAGGCTTTATGTTTGACTTGCTATCTGGCGGTTTACTTGGCTCTATTTTCGGTGGTTTATTCAGGCTCGCACCGGAAGTGCTGAAATTCCTAGACAAAGGGAATGAACGCGCTCATGAGTTGAATATGTTTAGGCTCCAGACCGATTTAGAGAAGATGCGCGGCGAGTTTCGCGTGGAAGAAAAATACGTTGACTATAGTATTACCCAATTAGACGCAATCAAAGAGGCATTTCGTGAGCAATCAGAAACAGCAAAATCAGCCGGATGGTTCGTATCTGCAATCTCGGCACTGGTTCGCCCAGGCATTACATGGTGTCTTTTCGGTATGTATGCGGCCGTTAAGGTTTGTGCAATCTATATGGCGTTCTTATCGAATGCACCGTGGTACGAAGTTTTAACGTCCAATTGGAATGAAAACGATTTTAGTTTGTTTATGATGGTGGTGAGTTTCTATTTTATCGGTCGGCCGATAGAGAAGTATCAAAAATCATGAGCAAAAAAATTCCAATCAATTGCAGTCACTGCGGCAAACTGTTTGAAAGAAAAAATGGGGGCAGAGAAAAACAGTGTTCAATAGCATGTCGGTTTTGGTCTAAGGTAAGTCGCGTGGAGAGCGGATGTTGGGAATGGCAGTGGTCTGTATTTACGCAAACAGGATACGGGCAATTTGCACTGAATTCAAAAACCCCTGTAAACGCACATCGCATGTCATGGGAGCTTACCAACGGATCAATACCATCTGGGCTATTGATTTTGCATAAGTGTGACAATCGCAAGTGCGTTAATCCAAACCATCTGTTTCTTGGGACTGATGCAGATAATATGCAAGACAAGGCTAAAAAAGGCAGATCATCACGCCACTGGCTTGGAAAAACACGATCTGAAGAATCGGTGAAAAAACAATCTGAATCCATCAAAATCTGGTGGCAAAAACGCAAGCAATTAGCAACAGAAGAAAACCGTAAGTCGTGAATGAAGAGGCAAAACTGCTAGCAAAAGATGTACTCATCAAGCCCTTTGAAGGGCTAGCTAAGCTTCTGCCTGATGGAAACGTAACCTCCTATCCCGATCCTGGAACGCGAGGCCATCCTTGGACGATAGGCTACGGATCTACTGGGCCTGAGATCCAGCCTGGTACGGTCTGGACAATGCAGCAGTGCGAAGATGCGCTCGATCATCATATCGCCTACTTTTATGCAGGCATTTGCAAGCTATCTCCGACATTCTCGAATGCTACGCCGAGAAGGATCGCTGCGGTCACGAGCTGGGCTTACAACTGCGGACTTGGAAATTATCGCATCTCGACGTTGAAAAAACGAGTAGATGCTGATGACTGGGAGGGCGCAGCCACTGAGTGCTTGAAATGGAACAAGGCTGCTGGCCGCGTTTTGCCAGGGTTAACTCGTAGGCGCAAAGCAGAGGCGATGTTGATGCAATAGGCTATTTGGCTGCGTATTGCACGAAAATCTCGATCTTCAGCATCTCACCAACCTGGTCGCCATGTAATCGCGCAATCTTTTCGATCATGTATTTGCGCTGGTTTCGCGGCATCTTCAGGATCATTGCCGCCCAGTCTTGAACGACAAACGGCAGCGCTTTTTCATACGCCGCCGTTATCTCTTCCAAGTCCGAAGATTTAACCTTCTTGATAATCTTCAGCCACGACATTTCGGATCGACCATTCTTTGAAAGCCTTATGTTTTGCCATCGTGTCCGCGCATTCTGTCGATGGAGGCTTCCAGCCGTATTCTCGCCAGATGTCCTCAACAGGCCGGAACCGTTCTTTCCTAGTTTGGCTTGTTATCAGGTCTTTCCAACTCATACGCGACCTTTTGGCCAAGGATGAACCGCTGATTCGTACTTCGTACCAGGCCGAGGTGCATGATAGAACTTACGATTTTTAAGATCGTCTTTATCTAAAAAAGCAGACGGGTTTTCAAAATAGATTTTCCTGATTGTTTCCTCTAGCACAAGGTTCGGCGCAAAGTCTGGCGGTCTTTTCAAATGAGCCTGTTTAAGCATGGATTGGTGTTTGTTCCAGTGCATTTGTCTATCCTCAAAATGGAATATTGTCATCATCAGAAAGTGCAGACTGTCTCGGTGCTTCGTCTTTCGGCTGAAATTTAAGGCTCAAATACTTTCCATCCGAACCTTCATTGACCCATGACGAAATCCAGTATTGAACGCCGTTTATCGTGCAAGACCCTCTGTAATCTGGGTGAGAGTCTTTTTCCTTTTTCTTGTTCTTGGAAATTGATCCGGTCATATCTTTTGACATAGCGATTGCTCCATTTTTTCAACCTCGGCCAAGAAAGTTACCAACTGAATCTCGATGGTCTTTAGGTCCTTTTGGGTCGGTTCATAGCGAACGATGAATAACTGTAGATGGTCAGGAAGCCTTGGGTCGAAACTTACAAAGTCGCACCAAGTCCGTCCTGTAACGATGAGCTGCGTAAGCATTTGCGGTTTGTATTTAGCCGGAACCTCCTTAGAAATAAGATAGTCAACATGGGTATTTGAGTTGGGACATTTGATCTCGATCAGGCCGCTGCCTGCAAAGCCATCAGGAGACGCTCCAAGCCATTTTATGGTTGGGTGCTTATGAAACCCTGTCTGCTCCACAAAAACGCCCGTATGGGCCTCATAAGCGGCTCTGGCGATGGGTTCTTGCTCTGTACCCCGCTGCATAGCCGCATTTGTAAACGATTCGGTTTGCAAGCCGGTCAGCCTTTCGGTGACGAGTTGGATCGCGTAGTTTCTTCTTGTTGCGGTTCCTGCTTTCGCAATCGCATCCGAGGCCCGACTCGCAGTCAGATGACCAAGCCTTTCTTTGAACCACTCTTCACTTCTTTGTTCCATTCGTAACCCCTAAAAGTCCGTTTTCGATCAGTGTGTGTAATGTTCTCAAGTGCGCTGCATCCCAAAGTTCTCGACGTTCGTCTCTAGTCAGTTTTGCGCCTTGGTCTAATTCTGAATGACATCGAAAGCACAAAGACGCAACTAAAGTATCAGAGACCTTCAGGCCCATGCCTTTGCCTTCGTTTCTATGAGCTGCGACCACAGTTCCGTCATCTGTGCCGCAGTGCTGGCACGGAATAAACCGGCAGACCTCAAGCAGCTTCTTGTTTCGATACACGCTTCATCTTCCTTAGATCCAGCTCGGCATCCTTCATTTCATCGGTCCAAATCAAGCCCTTTTCGAGCGCGTAGGCTAGGACTTGCTCCACGAAGTCTGAAAAGTCGTTCACGGTCAGATCGGTTGTGGTTGGTTCGAGTTCTTTTATTGATCCGCAGGGCAGCTCAACAACACGACCAACCAAGTACCGGTTTTTTGCCCATTCGTGCCAGATGTCGCGGTCGTACTTAGCGTCTGCTAGTTGTTCAGAACATGCCTGAAGCAAAGCCCAGTAAAACCGATTCTGAGCCGCTGACCGAGGTGGCTTGGTAACTTGTATCATGTGACCGAGTTCTGCGCCTTGCACGGCCTCTAAAGCCGTCCTGCGGTCATTCTCCGTCGTCAATATAATTCGCACGGTTTTTTCTCCACCAGTTAAAGTTTGCTCTGAAAGCTCTTCTTGCTATGTCTGGAAACTTATCGTGTCGTTCCGCAAACATTGCCTCGACAAGCCTTCGTCTGAACTCAGGTCCGTCAACGTCCAGCCACATCAGATAACCATCGACACCAGCTTCTTTTTCGTTGCCGATTAGAAACCGAATAGCCGTGATCGAATCTGTTGATGGCTTGGATGCGTAGGGGGCCAAGCAAGCATCTTGTACGGCAAGATTGATAACCGACCATAAAAGTTTCTTGCATCGTTCGGCCTGGATCTGATCGATCAAGCCCTCTTCAAAGTTGTTTAGGTTCATTGATTTCCGTCAATTCTTTTTTTCTTGCTTCTTTTGCAATGTCTAATTCGCGGATGGCTTCAGCATTTGTTTTTAAGGCTTTATAGCCTTCGGTAAATAGTTGCTTTAGATCATCCATTGATTTTGCGTTCCTTACGTCGTTTATGTACTTCTCAGACGTTTGTTTGTTTTGCTTGGGCTGAACTTCGTGCGTCTGGTTCTCAGAGTCATTGTCGCCTTCGGTCGGAATACAAAACGCTTGCATGAGTGCGTATTTGTAAGCCGCAGACATGGCTTTATTAGTTGCCTTATCACCGGAGTCCATAGCCTCGCCGATGGTCGAAATAACGTGGCTTGAACCATCCTCGCCTGATACCAGTGTGAAGTCCATGTGCACGGTGACATAGAACAATGCAGTGCCGTGTTTGTTGATTCGTTCGGTTACTTGCCGGTCAGTAACTTTTGGCAAAACGCACAATTTGTGCTCTGCAAGAATCGGAGCCATTGCATTGTAAACGTCATCGATGCCTCTGAACTTGTAACCCTGGCCTTCGTTTACTCTTGATTTTGAGATGCCTTCCTTTGAAATCGAAAGCATAA